TTAGACATTATGGGTACTTTTATGACAACAAGGAAGCTTTCAAGTGGGGCGAAACTTGGGTAAAAAAGAACCGTACAGCCAAAGAACTCGCGGATTATCAAGCAGCTAAAATATGGCTTGTCAGTACCACCATCGGTGGACTGGCTAAAATGCATACCAATGGCGCGCCCCTTGAAGAAAAATACATGAAGTCACTGAATGCAGCAATAGATATTGCTATCAAAGATGGCGCAGCTACTCGAGCAATTACTCGTGTTCCTAGTGCTTCAGTTAAAACCGCGATTGAAATACTTGCCGAAAAAACTAGTGATTTTATCGCCAAAGTTGAATGGGTGGTTGATCAATATATTTCTGGAGTGCAGTCTGAGATCCAAGACTATTCAGTGTATGATGAACTGAAGAAGATCAATGCTCCGAAAACACTGGTTCAAAGGGTCATTGAATATTATACACCACTGTTGAACGAACTCGAAGAATTGGTGACTCGTAAAACTCCTGATCTTCTTGAAGGATATAAGCACCTCAAGACTGTGCCAAACAAGCGCGACTATCTGGCATTCATTAAGAATATTATCGATGAATGCCAAAAGTTCTTGAATGCTTCTGTTGCAGCTAAAGTACGGGCTGTTAGGCAACCTCGAGTGAAAAAGAAAATCCCGGTAGAAAAACTCGTTGCTCGAGTGAAGTATCAAAAGGAAAGCAACGAGTTTAAACTTACATCAATCAACCCTGTCAACATTATTGGGGCACTTGATGTATATCTCTTCAATACTAAATACCGGCGGCTCGTACAACTTGTAGCTGCTTCAGTTGAGGGGTTTTCGATTAAAGGAACTACTATCATCAACATATCTGACACATGCTCAAGCAAAACCTTGCGCAAACCTGAAGATGCTCTGATGGAATTCGGAAAAGCTACTAAAGCTCGAGCAAGTAAAATGTTCATCGACCTTAAGACTAAAGCTGGATCAGCAAATGGTCGTCTGAACGAAGAAACTATCATTTTGAAAGTCTACAAATGAGTATACTAGTTGATCTAAATCAAGTTATGATTGCGAGTCTTATGGCTCAACTTGGAACACACCGAAACGCTGAAGTAGATGAAAATATGATCCGTCATATGGTACTTAATTCCCTTCGATTTAATCGGATGAAATTTAAGTCTGAATTCGGTGAACTAATCATCTGTGCTGATGATAGAAGTTATTGGCGCAAAGATGTATTTCCATACTACAAAGCATCTCGACGAAAGGCTCGCGATGAGTCCGAACTCGATTGGGGCTGTATTTTTTCTGCTCTAAATAAAATCCGGGATGAACTTAAGGAAGTATTTCCGTATAAGGTAATTCAAATTGATGGTTGTGAAGCCGATGATGTGATTGGGGCAATTATCCACAAGGAAGGTAAGTATCTTAATAGTGGTGAGAATTTTCTGATCTTATCTGGTGATAAGGACTACATTCAACTACTCAAGTATGCTAATGTTAAACAGTACAGCCCGATTTTAAAGAAGTGGATTACTCATTCTAACCCAGAAGAATATTTGTTCGAACACATCATACGAGGAGATGCTGGAGATGGAGTGCCAAACGTACTTTCTCCTGATAACAGTTTTGTTATGAATATTCGACAACGACCAATAACTCAGAAGCGTCTATCAGAACTACATGATATCGAAAAGATGTCTGATGAAATTAAACGAAACTATTTTAGAAATAAGACCCTTATAGATCTGAATGAAATCCCGAGTTCAAACAAGGAAAAGATCCTAAGTAGTTATGCCGCTGAAAATGCGAATAACCGTTCACAGCTTCTTAACTTTTTTATTAAAAATCGGCTAAAGCTACTGATTGAATCGATCAATGATTTTTAAGTTTTTTTGAATCAATCAAGAAATATCATCTTAATAAGCTGTATTATAAATAGATTTGTTATGAATTATCATAACCTGGCATCAATCATTCATCATAATTAATAGACTCAGCTTTGCTCAGTTTAAGGAGAATTAATGTATACCCATTCGTTATCGGAAATTGTGGCTACGGCCCGTAAGTTGCCAACAAAAGAAGAAAAAGTAGCTTGGTTAAAATCTCAAGATAGTCAACCGCTACGAACACTTATGATGTTGATGTATACACCTGAAAAATATGTTTGGAATATCCCAACCACTCCTCCGCCATATACCCCATCTCCTCACGTTGAGTCACAGGGTATGTTATATAGACAAGTACGTAAACTCAAGTATTTCATTAAAGATTTTGCTGGTGATAGATTAAATCAACATCGTCGCGAATTTCTTTTTATTGAAATTTTAGAAACAATTGATAAAGATGATGCTCTATTGATGTTAAGCGTTCTAGCACAAAAACCATTTAGCGATCTTTCAGCTGAGGTACTCAATGAAGCATTAGGACTAGACCTTCCTCCAACCTCAACAAAAAAGCATAGTAAGCAAATTAAAAATGTCTAAAAAACAAAAGAACTTTAAGCAGTGGCAAGAAGATGATTGGGACGACGACTATGTAAAAAGGGATGGCAAACGGTATGATGCTAAACGCGAAGCTATTAAGCAACAGCGTGGTGTTAAGTCATCTTTGGTGAATAAAATTTTTGATGAAAGCGAATAGATGCATCTATCAGATAAACTAATTTTAACCGATGCAGACGGTGTTCTATTAGACTGGATGTACGCTTTCAACAATTGGATGACGTTTCATGGTTATAAAATAGTCGATGTCAAAGCATACCACATTTTCAAAAAGTATGGTATCGCTTATTCGTTAGCTAAAAGTTTAGTGAAAACATTTAATGAAAGTGCTAGAATAGAATTTCTTCCAGCTTTTCGCGATTCTATTAAGTATATACGTAAATTACATGAGGAACACGGTTATGTGTTCCATTGTATAACGTCATTAGGGTCTGACCCATACGCAACTGCGCTTAGAGTAAAGAACATTGAAAATCTATTTGGTAAAACTGCTTTTGAAAAAATCACTTGCATAGATATTAATGATAGTAAAGAAATTGCTTTGAGTAACTACAAAGATTCTGGTTGTTATTGGTTAGAAGATAAACCTAAAAACGCTCTATTAGGTTATGACTTAGGATTATCTTCTATTCTCATGTGTCACCAACATAACCAAGCATTCGAACACAACGATATTCCAACCGTTAATAGTTGGAAAGAATTTTACCAGATGATAACCTAAGAAATAATCAGGGTGATCTAAGGACAGATTATTTCTGTGCCAGGAAAAGATGTTAACGCTATGAAATCAACATTTGGTACTAAATAAAAACATTGATCTTCACTAGATTAAAGACGCTTCGTAAAGTTTTGATATTTCCATTAAGTTGCAGTATAAATATTTCCATGATAAGGATGATCTTATCGTCTTATGGGAGTATGCAATTGCCAACTTATACTTTTCACAACAATGTAACATTAGAAGAATTTACCACGTTCATGAGTATATCAGACCGTGATATTTTTTTAACTGAGAATCCAAATATGTCGCAATCTCTAGCTGCTCCGGGATATGGCGATTCAGTTCGGTTAGGGGTTCATAAAATTGATAAAGGATTCAACGACGTATTACATAAAATTAAGGGTGCTCATTTTCGTTCAAATATAAACACATTATAGGAGAACTGAAATGAGTGTACATCGAGAAAAAAAAGCAAGACGCTTAGATCAAACCCAACGCGAAACCCAACCCAAGATTGTTATTTCTCATAGTAATATAAAACTGATGACTAGAAATCAAGAAGTTGCATCTGAGAATTGGGATAAGAACTATAATCTAATGCTTCATGGCGTTGCTGGTACTGGTAAAACGTTTCTTGGAATGTACTTCGCTGTTAAAGAAGTACTTAAGCAAAATTCTCCGTATAAAAAGGCTTACATTATAAGATCGACCGTTGCAACTCGAGATCAAGGATTCTTGCCAGGTTCGCTAAAGGAAAAAATAAGAATTTTCGAATCGCCCTATATGGCCATAGCTTCTAAAGTATTCGAGCGTTCTAATGCATATGACATTCTAAAAACTGCGGGTTATGTGGAATTTACAACTACTTCATATCTTAGAGGTGAAACATTTGACAATTGTATTCTACTAGTAGACGAGGTACAAAACATGTCTGCCGGAGAGTTACACACTGTTATGACTAGAGTTGGTGAAAATTGCAGAATCATTTTTTGTGGTGACGTTAAACAAGACGATCTTACTTCAGAACGTAAAAGAGAACTATCCGGGTTACGTGATTTTACTAGAATCATTAGAACCATGCCAGAATTTAGATTTATAGATTTTCAGATAGAGGACATCGTGAGAAGTAAACTAGTAAAATCTTACATTATAGCTCGTGATAAGCTGGGTTTATAATGTCAAAATTTGCAGATATTTCACGGGTCAAATTAGATTCTGATGGCGAACCTTACATTGAAGTTAATACGCTATTGTCTAGACAACCAGGCTGGAATGATCAAACCTTGCTAGATTGGAAAATAGTTGGTGACATGGTTATCATAAGGAAAACATTAGATGACTGCTGCAGCACTTAAAGATGGTCAAAGCATAGTTGAATGCACAGACGGGGTAAAAGGCTCCGCCTGTGCATTTTCTGATGGAACACCGATTATGTGGCATTGGGATAGCCCAGTTATATCTGCGACTGATGAGGGAAGCGCTACCGTTTTTATAAATGGGTATGGGGTAGTGTTAGAAGGAAGTGCTATGGCAAATCACCCTGATGGGAATCCATGTGTTCCATCTCCAGTTAACCATGCGCCGACATTGCTTCCTCCAGTTGGTGGTACCGTTTACATAGAAAGTAAGTTGGCTGGAAGAATAGGCGACAAATTCAATGTTGGGACAAGCTTTGATCATGAAATTACAACAGGATCACCCACAGTTTTTATAGGATAAGATGATTATGCTAAATTTTACTAGCTATTTGAACGAAAATGCTACAACAAAATATGTCAGCATCATTTACAATCAGGATACTCAAATCAAATTACGAAATTGGGCTAAAGAAAATGGTTTTGATTTAAGTGTAGATTTTGATGGGAAACCTCAAAAGCCGGAAAATTTTGAATTCCATACTACGATTTTTTACACTACATCTAAGCATGATCTTAAAAACCAAATAGTAACAATACCACCAAACATAGCAGTTCCTTTTAGCATTATCATGATCGGAGTCGACAATGACATACCAGTGCTAAAAGTTAAGTCAAAAGCCATACTTAATATTAGAAACCAATACAAAAAGACATACGGTATGAAAGATGCATGGCCAGAATACTTGCCACACATTAGCGTGTCTTATTCTAAAACCATTCCGGATTTGACAAAGGCAAAATTGCCAACATTCGATTTGGTTTTTGATAAACTGAGAGTAGAAGATGCAATTTAACCACGTTAAGCACAATATTACACTTGAACCATTAGGTTGTGACACGACTCCAACTGGTAGATTCTACTATCCTCCAAGTGGCGAAAAATACCCGTCAGTTACTACAGTGCTTGGAGTGCAGGATAAATCCGGGCTTGATGTATGGCGAAAGCAAGTTGGCGAAGAAGCTGCAAATCGAATTAGCACTCAAGCTAAGAATCGCGGGTCAGATGTGCACTTGATTGCTGAAAATTATCTGAACAATATTGTCGACTATACCAAAAAGAATATGCCGGCGAATGTTATGACGTTCAATTCTCTTAAACCAATTCTTGATTCTAGAGTCAATAACATCTATTTTCAAGAAGCTGGGTTATATAGTCACAGAATCAAAACTGCCGGCAGAGTAGACCTTATTGCAGAATTTGATGGTGTGCTTTCCGTTATCGACTTTAAGACTTCACGCAAGTCGAAAAAGAGAGAGTGGATCAATGGGTACTTCTGTCAAGAATCTTTTTATGCTGCAGCTTTTTTTGAATTGACTGGAATTACGATTAGACAGGTGGTAACTCTGGTTATGGTTGATGATGAAGAGCCTCAGATATTCGTCGAGCCAACTATGAAATGGTTACCTGAATTTTTGAAGTTGAGAAAAAAATACTATGTGCTATACGGGATTTAGAGTTTAACTAACTCTTAAGTTGACATTTGGTGCTTTGTGGTGTAAAATGAAATAATAATCATGGTTAGGAAGAAAGCATCATGGGTATTATTTACGACACCGACTCAGTCAGCACTAAAAGTAACACCTCAGCTGATTTTTACAAAATGAATAGTGTTAGAAATTACATCGTTCATTACGGGAATTTTTTGTTTCTTCGTTTCATAACTATCAATGACAAGGCGAGTGCCCTTGAAAAAAATCAAGCCAAAAAAGAAATCCCGATTGCCTCAAGGAAATGTGATTTTTGGCGGCAGGTTGCCAAATACCAACAGCGCATTCCCGAGCTATTAGTTAAAGAACAAGAACTTCGTAAGCAGTGGGACGTACACAATTAAAAGTGGACTTAGATGATCTTAACAGTGAAATATATTCCAGTTGAGTGCTTAAGAGTTGACTAATAAACAACCATCAAGACTGACTCGAATCTATTAATAAATATCAAAAAATGTTCTGAAAGAAGTGATTTAACTTTTGACATTATATAATGTACGTACAAGAAAAGAATAGAAAATGGAAAAAATGACTTCTGAAGCTGCTTACGAGTATGCCCGTGATGTTATCAAGGCCCGTTGGCCTGAAGGTGAAAAGATCATTTTAAGTGATCCATACTGGTCTTATCAGTATGCCCGTTATGTTATTAAGGGCCGGTGGCCCCAAGCTGAAGTACCAAATAGGGCCAATGCGTTTTGGGCTTATGAGTATGCCCGTGATATTATGAAAAAACGCTTTCGTTCAGGCGAACCGATTATCATGAGTGATCCTGAATGGTCTTGTCACTATGCTCGTGATGTTATCAGAGGGTGTTGGCACGAAGGCGAAAAGATCATCAAGACTAGCCCTAAATGGATTTATTGTTATGCCTTTGAAGTTATCAAAGGCCGCTGGCCTGAAGGCGAAGCGGTCATCAAGAATGATCCTTATTGGGCTGGTATGTATGCTGACAACGTTGTAAAAGGTCGTTGGCGTGAGGGTGAAGCAGCTATCCTGACTAGACCAGATACTTCCTTTTGGTATGCCAGCAACACTATTAAAGGTCGTTGGCCTGAAGGTGAAGCGATCATCAAGACTGACTCTAACTACTTCAACAAGTATAAAAGAATGGCCTAAGGAAGTAGCACTTGACATCATAAGTATATCTATAGTATGAGAAAGGGATTGGTAATGCAAGATTTTGAAAAGATGACTTCTGAAGCTGCTTACGAGTATGCCCGTGATGTTATCAAGGCCCGTTGGCCTGAAGGTGAAGCAACAATCAAAACTAATCCCAGATTGGCTTACTGGTATGCTCGTGATGTTATCAAAGGCCGTTGGCCTGAAGCTGAAGCGATCATCATGACAAGCCCGTCATGGGCTTACCGGTATGCGTGTGATGTTATTAAAGGTCGTTGGCCTGAAGCTGAAGCGATCATTATGGAAAGCCCAGAATTGTGTTATTGGTATGTGCTTGATGTTATCAAAGGCAATTGGTCTGAATTAGAAGTTGCTTATCGGTATGCTCGTGATGTTATCAAAGGTCGTTGGCCTGAAAGCAAAGCAATTACCATAGCTATCCCCTATTTGGCTTATTGGTATGCTCGTTACATTATTAAAGGCCGTTGGCTTGAAGGTGAAGTGACCATCAAAACTGATCCAGAATGGGCTTACCGGTATGCGCTTGATGTTATCAGAGGGCGTTGGCCTGAAGCTGAAGCGACCATCAAGACAAGCCCGTATTGGGCTTATTGGTACACCTATGATGTTATCAAGGGTCGTTGGCCTGAAGGTGAAGCGATCATCAAGACAAGCCCTGAATGGGCTTACTGGCATGCGCTTGGGACCATTAAAGATCGCTGGCCTGAAGCTGAAGCGACCATCAGGATTAGCCCGGAATGGGCTTATCGGTATGCTCGTGATGTTATCA